CAGTGTGCATTCTCCAACATTTGCACAAATTGGCGAAAAAGGATCAGAGGCTGTGATTCCTCTTAAAAATGGGTCAGTTCCGATAACCATGCCTAGAGATTTTATCAGAGGTATGGGCAACTACCAACTTGTACTGGATCAAATCAAAGCCAAGTTTGAAGAAACAAGCGGCCGGCCGGGCATTGCACAAACACTAGAATCTCAAGGATTAGCAAGTGCTTTACCTAATACAGACGCAATGCTCACAGCGTTTAGAGCAATGAGTGATGAGCTCAAGGCACAAGGTGCAGCCAATCGATCACTGTTTGAATCAATGCTGAGCATTCAAAAAAGCAGCAACGACATTCAAAGCAAGATGTTGCGTTATGCACAGAACTAACGGTAAATAAACAACCATGGCAGAACAAAACACCCCCGGCTGGCGCAAATACTTTAAGATAGCAGACACTTCTGGAATAATGAGTCCAATTTCGGGCACCAACCAATTTGGATTTCCTGGGTATGGCAAAAACGACGGCGGAGTTGGAAATAACACAAACGATTTTGGATTTCGCAACTATGCCAGCAGACTACCTGAAGTTTATTCTGGACACCCCAATAGAATTGAGCGGTACAACCAGTATGAGAACATGGACATGGACTCAGAGATCAATGCTTGCTTAGACATCATTGCTGAGTTTTCTACCCAACTAAACGAACAAAACGGCACACCGTTTGATATTGACTATCAAGACAAACCCACTGATCACGAAATTGAAATCATCCGCAAGCAGATGAAACAGTGGGTCAAACTCAACAAACTGGATCAGCGTATATTCAAACTATTCCGCAACACCATCAAGTATGGTGATCAAATCTTTGTGCGTGATCCAGAAACATTTGAAATGATGTGGGTGGACATGAGCAAGTTGGCACGTGTGATTGTGAACGAGTCTGAAGGCAAACGTCCTGAACAGTATGTTATCCGTGACATCAATCCCAACTTCCAAAACATGACTGTGGCAGCAAAGACCACTACAGACTACATGACCAATCCAGTAACTGGATCAATTAGTGGCAGTTCTAACTATACCATGCCCAACGGCGGTACAGGTGGTGGTGTAGGCAACAGCCGCTTTATGACTGCCATGAACGAAGTTTGTCTAGATGCCAAGCATGTGGTGCATATGAGCCTGAACGAAGGCCTGGACACATTCTGGCCATTTGGTAAAAGTATTCTGGAAAACATCTACATGGTGTTCAAACAAAAGCAATTGCTCGAAGACTCAATCTTGATTTATCGTGTGCAACGTGCTCCAGAGCGTAGAATTTTTAAAATTGACGTAGGCAACATGCCTTCACACTTGGCTATGCAGTTTGTGGAACGTGTGAAAAACGAAATGCATCAGCGTAGAATCCCCACTGTTACAGGTGGCGGAAACAACATGATGGATGCGTCTTACAACCCACTTTCAGTAGGCGAAGATTACTTCTTTCCCCAAGGCCAAGACGGCCGTGGATCATCAGTTGAGACATTGCCTGGCGGTCAGAACTTAGGCGAAATTGACGATTTAAAGTATTTTAACAACAAAATGGCTCGTGGTTTGCGTGTGCCTTCGAGCTACTTGCCCACGGGTCCAGACGACTCAGACCGTGTGACAAGTGACGGAAAAGTAGGCACAGCCCTTATTCAAGAGTACAGATTCAACCAGTATTGTGAGCGACTGCAAGCGTTGATTGTGCAGAAATTAGACGACGAATTCAAGATGTTCTTGAAGTGGCGTGGGTTTAACATTGATTCTAGCTTGTTTAACATCAAGTTCAACGCACCACAAAACTTTGCAAGTTATCGACAATCAGAGCTAGATAACACCAGAATAACATCATTTACAGCATTAGAGCAGTTGCCTTACATGAGCAAGCGTTTTATGCTGGAACGTTTCTTGGGATTAACTGAAGATGAAATTCAGAAGAACGAAGAAATGTGGCGTGAAGAACACGATGACATTGACGCACCTCCTGTGGCTGGCAGCGATTTACGAGCTGTAGGCGTAACGCCAGGAGGTATGGAATCTGACATAGCCACTGGTGAAGAAATGGCTGCTATGAATCAACCAGGGGCAGAAGGTGCAGCAGGCATGACTGGACCTGGAGCAGCGCCTCCGGCTGCTGGCCCCGGTGCCCCTGGAACGTTATAAATAACAACATGCTACTGACAGAAATCTACAATCAACAGCCTCAAGCCTATCAGGACCTGAGTCAAGACAACAGTCAATTGCAGCTCAACGACTTGCGTAAAACTCGCTTGACCTTGCGCCAACTAAACAAATTGCGCAAAATGAACGACATTCGTTCAGTAGAGTTTAAAGACAAACTCAAATTGATACGTAAACAGTATCAACCCCCAGCACAACCCTTAGCCTAATCAGTTGGCGAGAAAAAACAGCCGTTTTGAGGGGTAAACACTATAGTTTTTGACTGTTATATTAAATAACAGCACACTTTACCTATAGGAGTTTACCCAATATGAACCGTTTCGAACAATTAATCGAATACGTCATTAATGACGAAGAACAAAAAGCCCGCGAACTTTTCCATGACATCGTTGTGGAAAAAAGCCGCCAAATCTATGAAAACTTAATGGCCGAAGAAGCCGAAGAAGAATTAGACGAAGCAGCTGAAGAAGAGCTCGACGAAGCTGAAGAGGAAGAAGACCTTGACGAAGGCATGATGGGCGGCGACGCTAGTGATGACCTGATCGACAACGTTGAAACCGAAGAAGAAATGAGCATGGAAAGCGAAGATGACGCTGATGCTGAATTTGACGACGAAGCTGAAGAAGCTGGCTCCGACCTCACAAACGACATCGAAGACATGCACGATGCTGGTAGCGAAGAAGCTGCTACCAAAGACGACATCATGAATTTAGAAGACAAACTGGACCAGTTGATGGCTGAGTTTGAAGCTGCTATGGGTGGTGACGACATGGGCATGGGCGACGGCGACGGTTTTGGTCCTGAAGAAGGTGGCGATGCTATCGAAATGGACGACACCGGCGAAATGGAACCAGGCATGATGGAAGCCATCAGCTTGAAAGCAGCCCCAAAGCCAGTGACCACCGAACAAGGTAATGGCAAAGCAGGTCCTGTGGCATTTAACTCAGGTGCAACTGGCATGGCCAGCAAGCCTGTACACACTGGCACAGACGGCGGTGGTCATCATGACACTCCTGCTTATCGCAATTCAACCAAAGACTTGATTGGCAAAGTAGGTAACACACCTGCTCAATCAACACAAGATCTCAAGCCTGCTAACAAGCCACATTTGGGCCAAGCATCAGGCGTAAACAACAAGAGCCCACTGCCAAGCGGTCGTAAGGGTTAATTAGATGTCATCTAGATACCTAAGAGAAGATCTTACTTTTAGCCAAGCCAACATCCAAGTTTTGGAAGAAGCTGATGTTGGCGGCAAAAAGCATCTCTATCTCAAAGGCATTTGCATTGAAGGCGACAAGCGCAATGCAAATGAGCGTATCTACCCTCGACACGAAATTATCAAAGCAGTAGAAACTATCAACGAGCAGATCCGTGACGGTAACTCCGTTTTAGGTGAAGTGGACCATCCAGATGATTTAAAAATCAATTTAGATCGTGTGTGTCACACAGTTGAAGGCATGTGGATGGACGGACATGCTGGTTGCGGCAAGTTGAAAATTCTGCCAACCCCAATGGGTGAATTGATAAAGACTCTGTTGACATCTGGCGTGAAGCTGGGTGTTAGCAGTCGTGGATCAGGTAATGTTGATGACAGAACAGGACATGTAAGTGACTTTGAAATCGTCACTATAGATGTGGTTGCCCAACCCAGTGCTCCTAATGCGTATCCTACAGCAATCTATGAAGGTCTCATGAACATGAGAAACGGTCATAAGATCTTAGAGATGGCTAGAGAGTCTGGTCAGGACGACAAAGTGAAGAAGTATCTCGCAGGTGAGGTTAAACGCCTTATCCGAGAACTTAAAATCTAAGGAGAATGAGGCATGTTTGATGCTATTAAACCATTGCTAGATAGCGGACTAATCAACGAAGATGTCAGTAAGGAACTCAACGAAGCTTGGGAATCTAAACTGACAGAAGCTCGTGAATTGGTTCGTGCTGAACTTCGTGAGGAGTTTGCACAACGCTATGAGCACGACAAGTCAGTGATG